GCGAATAGCGGGCCACTGACAGATACACAAGTCGCGGCTACACCATATGAGTCCATGCCAGGATTTAAGGCAGCACAAGAAAAGTTTTCGGCTGAAGATAAATGGGGTCGCGAAGTCAAACCAAGCGTTTGGGCCAAAGAAGGCAAAGAGCGGCTATATGTGCCGTGGGATCCGTCGCGTGGTCCGGATAAAAAGAATGCTGGTTATGTGACAAAGGACGTGGTGCCAACCCCCCGATATGGAAAAGATATGTCTTTCCAGTACCGTGGATTAACCGTGGTGCCCGACGCGCAAAGCCGAACCGGGCACATGAAACGATTCGTGGATATGCTCACCGGGCACCCGGCCACTAATTAGCTGGGGGTTGGGATTCGGCCATCTCCAGCAGCCTGATAACAGCTTTCTCTGCTGGATAGCCATATTCTCGCAACTCTTCCAACGTATCCTTAGATATCTGCATGGTGGTGATGATCGGCTCTCTGATATCACAGAAATCCTCGGTATTGAGGATGCACGGCTCACCATGTGCTTCTGGATGACCACAATCACCGTAAAAGTCATCCGCCTGGAGCTTAAGAAATTTGCAAGAGGGCATCAGTAGCCCCCCTCAGTAACTTCCTCAGACTCATTCCAATCTGGATTGCTATCGATCACAGGCTTCTTATCTGCCATGATCTTCTCCACAATCGGGGCCAATCTCCGAACATCGGCTTCAGTCATATTCAGTTCCTTTGCGATTCTTGAAACTTCGGTGTCTTGCATTTTGGTATCAATCCTGTGCCTTTGCACAATACCTTATAGTTTCTATAAGTATAAATAACTTTCGCTTATCGAGTTTTCATACATGGGTGGAAATGCTGGAGGTGGCGGCAATGGTGGCCGAAGTGGTGGAGGCGGTGATGCCGGGCAACCGGGTGAAGTGGTGAGAGAGGCGAATAAGGCGAACGCTATTCCGTCCAATGTATCTGACAGAATATCAGAAATAAAGAAAATCGATTCTGCTTTGGAGGGCAATCGGCAAGCAGAACGAATGATAACATCTGGTTACGGCGCAGGCAAGATAACTCGTGATCAGGCAGCAAATGCACAAGACAAATTGCAAGCTACTCGTGATAAACTGAAAGCACGAAAGGAGAAAATAAGCAATTCCTATACGATCACAATCGAGAACGGGCGGCGGATCGCTCGCGACAATGGAAAAACAAAAGGCGGAATTGATTTAGGGCCGCGCTAACCATGCTTTTATAGCCTCTTCGCCCGCGTTCAGCACATCGCCCCTCCTGAGATTGCGACCATTTCGCTTCTGAATTTCGGCATAGAATTGTTGCCGCACCTCCTCGTTTACGGCGAAAAATAGACCGGTTGGCCTCATCAGTAATACCCTCCGAAGATGTAGGTATTTCCGCTTACCTCGATTTCCTGACCGTGCCGGTTTCCGGCAAAGCCGTTATAGAGGTGCATCCGGTAAGTGCCATCCGGGTGCAACATGACCCGGTTATTATCTTCTGATTGGGGGCCGTGCCCAAAGAGGCCAGGTTGCGCAGTTTCTACCAAGAGCGTCCTGCCGTCCTTGAATTGTCTTACTACGGAATATTTCCCGTAGCATCTGGTTCTCTGGTTAATCGGTGCAATTGCATCAGAGTTTTCGACTTGTGATATCATAGCATATACTAAGCTATACTAGCATATATACTTATCCCTCCCCGGACCTACCCACCATGCCCCACAAAAAACGCAGCCCCACGCGCCGCTGCTCCATATGCGACTACATGCTAGCGCACCCAACGGCAAATTTCAACCGCCGCCTGGCATCGGGGGAAGCGGTGTCCACCGTGGCGAGGGATTATGGCTGTAAATGGGACACCATGGCCCGGCACAAGAAGCACTGCATGACCGAACAGCTCAAGACTGGGGCCAAAACCAGGGCGAAGAATATTGCATTGGATTTGATGAAATGCCAGAAGGAAGTCTATGAGAAGTCTATGAAGGCCACAAAGATGGCGTTGGGTGAGATCGATACACCAGCAACCGCGAACCTGAGCGTGTTCGGCCAATGCATCGCGCCGGCTACTAAGGTTATGGAAGTCCTCGCGAAGCTGGACGAGAAGCCCCAAGTCACGCAGATAAACACCACCAACAACTATGACAACCTGTCCAAAGAGGAGCTTAGAGAGCTTGTTAAACTCACCACCAAAATCGAAGGATCTGAAGAAGGCGCTGGCGAGGAGAAGCCTACTTGATTTTATTCAATATTGCTATCCCGCATACGAGGTTAACTGGCATCATCGCGTTGTATGCGAATACTACGAGCGATGGGCCTTTGGGGATATAAATCGGCTCATGCTGTCGATGCCCCCACAGAACGGGAAAAGTCTTATCGTTTCTGGTTACGGTCCTGCCTGGGTGCTGGGCAACAACCCAGATGCCAAATTCGTCTCTGCTAGCTATTCTAAGGAGCTGGCAGAATACCTAAACAATAATATCCAGCGCATAATGATCCAACCGGAATATAAAGAAGTGTTTCCGGGTACCCAATTAATGGATAAGAATGTACGAAATACTTCATGGGGATCCTGGGCTAAAAACGCAACGCTCTTCGAAATCGTTGGCCATAAAGGACGCTATTTCTGTGCAGGGCGTGGGGGCGGCATTGGCGGCCAGCCAATGGACTACGGAAACGTAGACGATCTTCTCAAAGGGCGCGATGAAGCCGAGTCACCAACGATCCGGGCAAAGGCAAAGGGCTGGTATAGTGCCGAGATGTATGCCAGACAGGGCAAGAACGCAAAAATATTGATTACCGCCACGCGCTGGAATGAAGACGACCTAACTGGCTGGCTCCTAAAGTTAGCAGACGAAGATCCAGAAGCGGACCAATGGACAGTCCTAAGTTTTCCAGCTATCGCAGTTGAACCAATTGCTCCTTATGATCCCAGGAAACCAGGAGAAGCCCTTTGGCCTAATAGATATCCTCTAAGTCACTTGAAGAAAGTCCGAGCATTATCAGAGTATGACTGGCAATCGGTCTATCAGCAAAATCCTCATAATTTACAATTCGCTATCTTCAATTCTGAAAAGATGTCCTTGGTAGATCCAGGCGAATGGCAGGAGAAAATCAATGAAGGAAAACTTAAGCTCTATGCCAGCCTCGATCTCTCCAAGGGTGGGAATGACTTCGCCGCCTTGGTTACAATCGCGATCCTGCCAGATGGCAGATGGCTTGTTTGGGAATGCGATCTGTCAGTGGACGTTCAATCTAAATCGATAGGCAAACTGATTGAAGCCCAACAGCAATACCATTATCAATCGGTGTGGATAGAAGCTAATTCGCTTGAGATTGCCAAATCTGCATGGGACAAAGGCCAAAGGAGCAACTTTGAGATTTTGCTCAGGCAAGAGCAACTTAAGGCAGGCATCGCGGTTCCTTACATCTTGGTATGGCATACCAAGCCTAAAGTAGATAGGATAAGATCCTTAGAAGGGCATTTCAACAATGGGCAATTGTGCTTCCGGGGAGATTGGGCCAGGGTATATAGGGAGCTAATTAATCAATTCCGCATATTCCCTGACAAGAATGCTCACGATGACGGCTGTTTTGTGGAAGGTACCAAAATAGCCACGTTGTTTGGAGATAAAGAGATTCAAGATATACAAAGGGGCGATCTGGTAATAACTACCACAGGAATCCGAAAAGTTCTTGATTGCGGCCCGACTGGTATTAAACCGGTCATTGACCAGAGTGGCCTCGTTGGTACTGAAAATCACCCGGTTTTCGTTGACGGAAAAGGCTTTTTACCTTTAATGCACATCTCAAATGCATCCGAGGTAAATAAGCTATGTCTAAAGAATCAATTCCGGTGGGCGTACCTGAGATCGTTGTATTCAATGGAATCAAATACCGACTCATGGGTGCGAGAAGATATTATCTTAGCCAATCAACTTCTACCGAAGGGAGAAAAGGCGCTAAAGGACTTCATACAGCGGTCTATGAGTTTTATAGCGGCGAAGAAGTTCAAAAAGGTTATCTCGTTCACCACAAAGACGATAACCCATTCAATAACGAATTTAGCAATCTTGAGTGCGTATCATGCAAGCAACATAATCTATTGCATGAGAAAGACCGTGATAAGGAACGCCGAAAAGCTCAGCTCTTAT